GTGGTGTACTACCAGAGGGGCGGCAAGCGGCTGTATATGCTGTGCGATTGATCGGCCTGCGGGTAACGGGGGATTTGCATGGACCGCTATGAAGCGCATTGTGCTTGGATGGCGCAATACGACCGCGAGTACGCTATCTGGGCGCTGCGGCAGTACCGGGCGATGGGGGTATGAGAGTCTTAATTGCCTGCGAATATTCGGGCCGAGTGCGCCAGGCATTCCGCGACCGTGGGCATGATGCTTGGTCATGCGACCTGCTACCCGCCGAGGATGGTAGCAAATATCACTTTCAGGATAATGTTTGGCATTACTTGCCATTCCCCGGCACTGGCCGACATTGGGCCTTTGAAAACTCCCATTGGGACTTGATGATCGCTCATCCGCCATGCACGCATTTGGCCGTGAGCGGTGCGCGCCACTTTGCCGCAAAGCAGGCCGATGGGAGACAGGAGAAGGCATTGGATTTTGTGCGAATGCTGATGAGTTGCGACATTCCTTTGATTGCCTTGGAAAACCCGGTTAGCATCATATCGTCGCGCATTCGCAAGCCGGACCAGATTATCCAGCCATGGCAATTCGGGCACGGCGAGACAAAGGCGACCTGCTTATGGCTCAAGGGCTTGCCCAAGCTCACGCCGACAAACATCGTTGATGGCCGCGAAGCGCGGGTGCATCGGATGCCGCCCAGTCCTGATCGCTGGAAAGAGCGTAGCAGGACGTATCAGGGGATTGCTCAAGCAATGGCGGCGCAGTGGGGTGGCGCATGAAACGCACGCTGATACTCGCGCACCCCGAGGCGCGACGCCGTGCCCATGCGGCCATCGATGACGCGCCGGACGGGTGGGCCTGCACCATTGCCGAGCCGACTAGGACGCTTGAACAGAATGCGGCGCAATGGCCTTATTTGGCCGGATTTGCAGCGCAGAAACAACTATGCCTGAACGGTGAAATGCAGTGGGTGACGGAAGATGACTGGAAGGACGTTCTAACTGGGTGCTGGAAGGGTGAAATGCGGATGGCGCTGTTTGACGGCAGGGCGATTATGTTGCCCCAGCGCACCAGCAAGATGGGCAAGCAAGTTTTCAGCACCTGGATGGAGTTTCTGGTGGCGATGGCCGCGCAATCGGGCGTCGAACCTGTGTACAAGTCGGCTCGGGAGGCGGTGACAGCATGAGCGCGGCAGACTGGTATTTTCTTGCGGGCGTTTGCATTCTGTCGTTTGGCGGGAGCTATTGGGGCGGGTTTGGTCTGATCGTGCTTGGGATTGTGCTTGCAATGGTGAAAACATGAGACACGCTGCCCGCGTTGACGAAAACCAAGCCAGCGTCGTGGCGGCGCTCCGGGCGGCTGGTGCGCGGGTATGGGTCATTGGCCTGCCGGTGGATTTGCTGATTGCAGCGCCAAACGGCAAAATCGCCTTGATGGAATTGAAGGACGGCGCGAAAAGCCCCAGCAGGCGCAAGAAAACAGCCCTGCAAGCCGATTTTTTCAGGGAGTGGGGGGATTGCCCTCTGTTTCTGGTTGACGGGCCTGGGGCGGCATTGCGCCACCTGGGGGTGCTATCCAGTGGCTAGACCCAAGTTCGCATACGTCAGGAGCGAAAAGCACCTTCGCGCCGTTGCCGCGCTGGATTGCCAGAACTGCGGCGCGCCGGGTCCGAGCCAGGCGGCGCACTCGAACCAAGCGCGGCACGGTAAGGGCAGGGGCATCAAGGCATCGGACGAATTCACGGCGGCGCTGTGCCCACGGTGCCATGAGATGGTGGACAGCTCCTACAGGCTCACGCGGGCGGAGCGGGAAGCGATATGGGAAACGGCACATTCGCGGACGGCAAGTGCGCTGCAATCCTGCCCGCCATGCAACCAGAACTGCAACCAAGGCCGCGACTGCCCGAATCGGCGTACACTGCCACATGACCAGCAAGCAGTTGCCAGTCCTTAGCCCGGCTCGCTGTAGTGGCGGGACCGGGCACCTTTTCAGTTAGCGCGCACTGACTTGCGTTTATGCGCGGATTGCATAAAATCGCGGCATGTACGATAAGTCGCTGATAAAGCCCATCGTCATCGCTAGGCTGCGCTCCAAGAGCCTCAAGGACATTTGCGCCGATGAGGACATGCCAGATAGGGACACAATCATGCTGTGGCAGGCGCAAGACCCCGAGTTTTCGGCACAATGCGCGCACGCACGCGCGATACAAGTTGACGCGATGGTTGACGACATGGCCGACATTGAAGACCGCGTTTTGACTGGGGAAATCGACCCGGCAGCGGCCCGGGTTGTGCTTGACTCGCAGCGGTGGCGGGCCATGAAAATCGCGCCAAAGACCTACGGAGACAAGACGGAACTGACGGTGAAGCGCGGGCATGACGATATCACCGACGCTGAATTGCAGGCAATCGCACGTCGCAATCAGGATGTTTTAGAGCTTGAAGTGTCGGAAAACACGGGTCAGTACACCCAATAACGGGTTTTCTATCTCAAAAGCGACAAAATGCCCGATTTGACGCCACAGCAGGCAGCGGGCATCCTGCTTGACAGACGGCAGTGCAGGCGTGATCTGGTGCACTTCGCCTCACGCGTGCCGGTGCCCGGTTCCCCTGCGGTTGACGCAGACGAGGACGCACCGATACCGCTGATTGCCACGTCGCAGGCGGCGCACCACAAGCTAATCCTCGCTGAGATGCAGCGCTGCATGGAAACCCCGCACGGCAGGCTGATGATTATGGCCCCACCTGGGAGCGCCAAGTCAACATACGCCACGGTCGTCGCGCCCTGCTGGTATCTGGGCAAAGAGCCTAACCGGCGCGTCATCCTTGCCACGTATGGCGATGACCTGGCACGCAGGCACGGACGGCGCACGCGGCAGCTACTGAGGGCGACGGAGACAAGCGCAATCCTCCAATGCACGCTAGACCCTGAGTCACGCGCGGCTGACGAGTTCGGGCTAACCAACGGCTCGGAGTACATGGCGTGCGGGATATTGGGCGGCATCACTGGCAACCGGGCGCATGGCATCGTCATAGACGACCCTATCAAGGGCAGGCAGGACGCGGACTCTGAGGTTGTGCGGGGCAGGACGTGGGACGCATACCAAGATGACCTGATGACTCGATTGATACCCGGCGGCTGGATGGTCATCATCAACACGCGATGGCACGAGGATGACCCATGCGGGCGCATCCTCCCCGAGCATTGGGCGGGCGAGTCTGGCGATATCGTGTGCAGGGATGGCAATACATGGCGGGTGCTGTGCTTGCAGGCTGAATGCTCCACGCACTCGGACCCGCTCGGTCGTGAGGTGGGCGCGATGCTCTGGCCGGAGTGGTTCGATACCAAGCACTGGGCGCAGTTCCGGCTCAATCGGCGCACATGGTCGAGCCTGTATCAACAGAGGCCAGCCCCTGATGACGGTATCCTATTCCGCAAGGCAGACATGGCGCTGTATGAGGAACTGCCGGACAACCTGCGCATCATCGGGGCGAGTGACTACGCGGTGACGCCTGACGGCGGGGACTGGACGGAACACGGAATCATGGGCATAGCGCCTGATGGGACGGAATACCTGATCGACTGGTGGCGCGGGCAGACCGGCCCCGAGGTGTGGATAGAGCGCCAGATTGACATGATCGTGAAGCATCGCCCCGTGTGCTGGTTCGGCGAGGCCGGGCCGATACGCAGGGCGACCGAGGGGCGATTGAGGCAGCGCATGATCGATAGGGACGCGCTTTGCCGGGTGGAGTGGCTTCCCACGATTGGCGGCAAAGGCTCGGACGCGCGGGCGGGCGATATCATCGCAGTCGCAGGCATGGGGCGGCTTTTATGGCCCCGTGCGGCCTGGGTTGGTGAGTTACAGCGGCAATGCTTGGTTTTCCCGGCTGGTTCGCCCGATGACGGGGTTGATACGCTGGCTCTATTGGGCAGGGGGGCCAGCACGCTCGGACGCAAGCGGGTTGGCAAGCCAGCGCAGACGCATTCGCACATTGGACACGCACAAGGATGGATGGCGACATGAAACCCGGCACCTACCGGCACGGGCCATCCTCCTGCAAGCTGAAATACTGCACCGCTGTACCCGGCCATCTTCGCGGCGGGCTGCTGGAGATAACGCACGTCCTGACGCCTGACGGTGAGAGGGGCAACGGCTACGCCAATGCCTTGATAGCTTCCATCTGTTGCCAAGCCGATACCGATAGGCTTATACTATTGGTCATGCCTGCACCGTTTGATGTGCCGGAAATGTCCAAAGACGAGTTGACGCGGTGGTATATCCGGCGACACGGCTTTGAAGTGCTACAGGACAAGC